ATGGCGAGGTTAAAGATATCGGCTGGTGCGGTTGCGGAGCTCATGGACACTGCGATACCAAACAAAACGACGTTTTATTTCGATACAGAATTGTCCGGTTTTGGGCTGTATCGGACCCCTTCAAACGTCGGGACGTACTTCGCCGAATATCGTCCAGTAGCAGGTGGCAATAAGAAGCGCGTCAAACTCGGACGTGTTGGGATATTGAAGGCCAACGACGCTCGAGAAGCTGCGCGCAAAGCTATCGCGAATGCGGCACTGGGCAAGGATTTAGCTAAAGATCGGGCAATGGAGCGAGCTAGCTTAACGGTCCATGAGCTGGTCGAAAAATACATTGATGAGTTTGTCTCACAGAAGAAAAAGGCGTCCTCTGCGGAATTCTATCGGACCATGCTGCGCAAGCATATTGCTCCGAAACTCGGTTCTATCAAGGCGGTGACATTGACGCGGGTCGATATCCAGCGCGCGCACACCGCAATGTCAAAAACAGCCAAGATTTCCGCAAACCGATCGATGAAATTGCTTTCCGCGGCTTTTAACTGGGGTGGCAAAAATGGTCATGTGCCGGAAGGCTTTAATCCAGCAAGTGGCATCGAGTTAAATGAAGAGAACGAGCGCGAACGGTTTTTGAGTGAAGCTGAAATGGTTCGCCTTGGCGACGCGATGCATGAAGCCGAGACGATAGGATTGGAAGTAAATGCAGGCGATGCGAAGCACGCTCCTAAAGGGCAGCGCGTGAAGATGAGCGTTGCAGTTACAGGAGCCTTCCGCCTTTATATGCTGACGGGCTGCCGTTTGAGGGAAATCCTGCATCTGCGCTGGTCGGATTTGGATCTGGATCGTGGAATCGCATTTCTTCCAGATTCAAAGGTTGGAAAGCGCACAATCTTGCTGTCAACAGCAGCCGTTTCGGTGCTAGAGAACATCCCTCGGATCGGAATATACGTGATCGCCAGTGATACCGCTGGAACGCAGAATGAAAAGCCAAGGGCCGATTTGAAACGTCCGTGGGCGTCGATAACGAAACGCGCTGGCCTTGAGGGGCTTCGGATTCATGATCTTCGTCACAGCTTTGCAAGCGTTGGAGCTTGGTCTGGTCTTGGGCTGCCGGTCATTGGAAAACTGCTCGGGCATGCGGATGTAAAAACAACGGCTAGATACGCCCATATAGCGGACGATGCCGCACGGCGCGGGGCTGATGTGATTGCGGAGCAGATCGCCGCAAAGATAGGGGGCAAGTGATGGCTAAACTTCCGTTTGTAGTCAGCATCCAGGCAATTCCCATCGAAGCCGCTCTATCAGAAGGCAGGACGGAAGATGCGAAAACAATGGTTGTCGAACGATTGCTATCCGGTGATGCCGACCCGGCAGTCCAGAAAATTGCCGCTGAACTAATCAAGCCTAAAAAGAGCGGGCGCGGACGAAGGAAGGCGCACACCCGATACTGGTTAGACATTGGAGAAATGTATAACGATCTTCGAGATCAGCAGATGAAAAGGGAAGAAGCGCTCGCACAAGTCGCAGATCATTTCGGAGTCAGTGAGACGCACGTCCGAACAGCGGTAAAAGAATATGACGCCGCGAAGGAAGCGCACGACGAAGCGTCTCGAAACAGTGACAAGGCAAATTAATCCCATTTTTTTGCCTAAAAACACAACTGCAACAGTGTCATATTGCATCCACCACCACACCACCGACCAACAACACGAGGAGAAAAAATATGGGAAAGAACGTTCGCGTTCTGGAAGCTGCAGAATATCTGTGCCTATCGAAAAGCAGCTTAGATAAGATGCGCTGTTATGGCGGAGGACCAAAATATTATGAACTCGGTCGCGCCATCATTTATAATACCGACGATTTAGATGCATGGCGCAATGAGCGTGCCGTTTTTGGCATGAAGGCTGACAATCAGAACTCTGTAGCGAAGCAGGTGGCGTAACCATGCCGAGCATCACCGAGACTGAAGGATGGCGCGCCGCGCGCTCCATCATCATGGATATTGCGCTGACCGAGCGAACGGAATTTCGCGAAGACATCCGCCTTGTCACAAAACTGGTTGATGGGCCGAGGATGCTTGCGGTCTACGTCGATGATGCGTTTGAGAAAACGAATATCCTGATATCGCTATCCAGTTTACTTGAAGAGTTTGCAGGACGCGACTATGCGCTGGATTACGGGGCGGCTTTGCGGGACATTAATGATGACCGTTTCCGGCGGGGCAAGACAGTTTTCCCGATTTCGTTTGCTGATGAAAAAGGCAATCCAGACAATGTAATTTACATTTCGGATTGGCTCGCAAGGCGTGCTGCGATGGCAGACGAAGCCGCCGCCTAACACCAACCACCAAACCACCACCGCATGCGCAGTTGCCCGCGCCACGGGCTTTTGCGCGCTTAAACACGAAGGAGCACTTGAATGAATATCGCAGCAGAACACCACAACTCAGTAGGCGCCATCCGTAAGCAAGCGGACAGTCTTGCAGAATTTATCGACCATCACGAAGATCCAATTGAACTGGCGGACATCGTGAAGAATTTTCCAGATTTCCGCACTGCTACCGTCATGCTGGCAATCGGTAAAACCCGAAAGCTTGACCTCTATCTCGCGGATAATTCGGCAGAGCTTCTGTGCCGAGGCCACCACCTTCTCACCGAGCGCGCAGTGCTCTCCGATGAAGATTTCGCCAGCCGACTACACGGGATTATTACTCTGGCGAAGTGCTCGGCGGCTGCAGCATGACCGACCAAGCTGCCGATTTCGCGAAGTTTCTGATTGAAGAATATCGCGGGATGCCGCCAGCAAGTGCGGTCATCCAGATCAAACACCGATTTCCCAATATCACCTATGGGGAATTCATGCGTGGCTTTGCGATTGCCGAAGAACTGGCAGTCGCCGATGCTTCAACCACCACTACTGAACACGAGGAAACACCATGGCTGATGAACCTTATTATCACGAGGGCATGCAGTGCTACGTGAACTCTATCCATTACGATTTTCACACGAAGACCGGCACCGTCTTTATGGAAGAGGATGCCTGCACTGATATGTCGGGATGCATTGCATTCTTTGAACGCATAGACCCGCAGGCGCTGCTTATCAGGACGGTCGCAGGAGAAGAAGACGACACGGTTTATCGGCGCGGTCCACGCCGTTGGTCCGCATTTGCACCGGGCGTTCTGTAACCATGGCCGCACGAATTTTCAACATCACCCCCTCGCGTCGCGGCGAGGGGAACACGCTCGCTTGGTTTGATGCGGAGTTCCCGAATGGCGTCAAGATTTACCGGCTAAAACTGGTCGAAACGCGCAACGGGCATCGGGTTTATGGGCCGCGTGATCATATCGGCCAAACCATCTCTTTGCCGATCGATCTTGCCGATCAACTCGCCATCCTTGCAGTCTCACAGCGGAAAGCAGTTGCCACCAATGACAATCATCGACGTTAAATCTGCTGCCGCAATTCTAGGCGGTGATACCTTTCGCGGAAATCGCGTTCTATGCCCGGGACCTGGGCACAGTAAGAGCGACCGCAGTCTGCAGGTCGTGTTCAAGGCAGACGGCAGTTTTACCGTCACATCCTATGCGGGCGACGATTTTCGAGACTGCCGTGATTACGTCAAAGCGCGGCTCGGATTGAGCGATGAACAGCCCGTATCATTTGCAACGCCATTGCCGGTGATTGACGTCGACAAGCTGCGCAAGCAGCAGACCGCGGCGGATATCTGGTCGAGGTCCATACCTATCGCGGGCACATTGGCTGAAGCATATCTCCGGTCGCGCCGTCTATCATATGCAGGTGACGCTCTGCGCTTTTGGCCAGGTGGTCGCGCCATGGTCGGATTAATCACCGATACTATAACGGGCGTCCCCATCGGTATTCATCGCACTTTTCTCGATCGCGATGGCAAGCGTACAGCCAAGAAGATGCTTGGAGCCGCCGCTGGTGGCGTTGTTCGCCTGTCAGGCGACGATGAGGTGAGTACCGGATTGTCAATCTGTGAAGGAATCGAGACGGGCCTGGGCGCACTGCGTTTCGGTTATGGGCCGGTATGGGCCTGCTTGTCGGAAGGCACGATGCGCCGATTTCCAGTGATTGACGGTGTCGAGGCGCTGACAATCTTTGCAGACAATGACCGGAACCGCGTTGGCCTGCGCGCCGCAGATGAATGTGCGCGCCGTTGGCATGAGGCAGGCCGTGAGGTGACGATTATCGCCTCTGAAACGGTGGGCGAAGATATTGCAGATATAGCAGAGAGGACAGCGGCATGAAATCTAACTGCGCAGTGACCAATATCAGGTCAGCCATTGCCGCGTACCTGCGGCACCGTTCCGGCATATCGCTAATTGAGATGTGTCGCGACATAGTCGGGTTTGCCGGGGACAAAACCTGGATCATTGCCGACGCTAATCTTGTTGTATGGCCGGGCATGTCGGATGAAGCCGTCGAGGCGATGATGGCCATGATAGTTGCAGAAGAAATTACGCCGACAGTCACCACACCCTTTGTCTACCTCTATGATGGCGGCATGCTGGATATGCCGGTAGCTAAGAGCCTCAAGCATTACAAAACAAAGCGCTGGATACCGCTGGTCTTTGCAGGAGGTGCTGCATAATGGTGGCCATACCCGGAACGAAAAGCGTCGTCTACGATCCCGATAAGCCTGCGCCGGAATTACAGGCGTCTAACGACAATGACCCAGCCAAGGGTAAGCAAGTCCTCAATCTGCGAGACTGGACATCGTCCATTTACGCCAGTGAACCGCCTCCGGTGGAATACCTAGTCGATGGCGTGATCGAAAAGGGAATTCCTGGCCTGATCGCCGCTATGGGTGAAGTTGGTAAATCCTACCTCATGCTGGAGCTTGCGCGACGAGTGGCGTTCGGTTCATCTCGTTTTGCCTCTCCAATTTTCGGGGGGCAAGTTGTTCAGGAGGGTACGGCGGTCTTTCTCACGGGCGAGGATGACCGCAACGCACTTCATAGGCGTATGCATGCAATCGACCCGGAACAGGCCCGCTTGACCGCGCGCAATGAACGGTTAATTGCAGTTCCCCTTCCATCGGCGGCGCCATCGATCCAGCCCTATTGGGTCGAGAAGAAGGGAGAGCTTATCGAAACCGAAGCCTGGTCTCGTCTGAAAGACCAACTGCTGTCGTTTTCCGATCTCCGTCTGGTTGTTCTGGATCCGTTGCAGTTGCTGGCACTTCTGCCATTGAATGAAGACCCAGCGGCGGGGCAGTTCGTTTGTGCGTCGATTGCGTCATTGGCGGCAGAGAGTGGCGCTAATGTTTTTTTCACGCATCACATGAACAAGGGCGCAAAATCGATCGCAAATCTGGCGGATGCCCGCGAAGCGGTGCGCGGCACAACCGCCATCGTTGACGGTGTGCGCGTTGCATATGGCCTGTGGTATGGCGACGAACAAAAAAGCAAGGCGATATGCAAACAGATCGGCATCCCGTTCACGTTCAACCGTATAGCGTACGGCGGCGTTCTGAAGGCAAACGGTGCGGCCAAGCGCATTCTGACCACGTATTCGCGAAATCCTTCGGGGCTTCTGGTCGATGCTAACGCACGACTTGGTGGAGATTTCATCGACCAAGACGATCTTCGTACAGCATTGGTTATAGCCATTGAAGCCGCCGCAGCTGATGGACAGCCCTTTGCAAAAACAGGACAAGCCGGATTGTTTGAAAACAAGGAGCGCTTGCCGGAAGATTTGCGTGGACTGTCCAAGCATAAAATGGGCGAACTCGCCGACAGCGCGCTAGACCGTGGCGAGATTGTCAGGGCTACAGCCAAGGGTGAAAAAACACCCAAGTGGCTTGATGTTCCGGGCGGACAATTCGCAATTGGCATCGGCGAATTCGGGGTCGGGGCGATACGAAAACCCGTTCCCGGATGACGCCGGGAACGCATCGTTCCCACGGGAATGGGAATGTCTTTTTTAATGATTTCAATCACTTAGCGTTCCCATTCCCGGCGTTCCCGGAACCCGGCGGGAACGGATAAGCTATTGATTTTAAAGGCGTTCCCGCGTTCCCGGAATTTACCCCTACTACGTAGGGGAAGGCGTCTGGGAACGCCATCCCCCAGTTATGCGAATAACAGCCTTGCCGTCTGTGGCTCATTAACACCGCATTTATTAAACCACCACACCATCATTCTTGGCCTCACCAGCCGACACCACAACACGAGGAGCAAACATGTCTCATTTGCAAAAGAATATTCACGCTGCCCTTTTTGGCGTTCCAGAGTTAGAGCGCCTGGAACTGCATACGATCGCCGAAAAATGGGCAGCAGACAAAAACCGCCCGACCATCCCGTTTCAGCGATTGGCCGAACTTGCCTTTGTAGAAGGATGGTCGCTATCAGAGCTTCCAGCTAATCCCGTCTACACTCAAGTCTGGCAATCGAAAGCCTGGGTATCTGCGGCGTTGCTTGGCGCGATCTATCAAATTTCTGCGGCTTACCGCCGTCAGTCCAACGACACGCACCAGCGGTCTGTTTTGGAGGAACTACAGGCCAAGGTCGCACGGCTTACTGCATCATGTCGGGCAGCTTGGCGAGCGTCAGATTTAAAGGTGCCATTTCGCGAACCTCGCCGTGTAGGCACCAGCGCCTATTCACCCGAGCCGATGGATGCAACTGAGCAGCATAATGACGGTGCCTTGCGCGGAAAGCGCATCACCCGTGCGGAATTGCACAAGCAGCGCCCCGATCTTCGCGACGGAGAAGCTGCATGAGCGCGGTTCTACGGCAGCCGACAAGCGACATGATGATCGAAGTAGATCCTCACCAGTACGTCAATTGGCTGAGCGCGATGCAGAACGGCCTTATCGTGAAGAATGCTCTATCCTCTAAGCGACAATACCTGCGCCGCGAAATGGGAATTGAGAACGCTGCTACGGATGCGCACGACACTCATCTCGCTCTAAAGGAAAGCCGAGAGGGCGCAATCTTTGGGCGCCCCACGGCACCGGTCAATATTTTTGCGGCTCCAGCCGGACCGGTTCAGAATCCTTACCGGACACGCACCCGCTGGCTGCGAGACCAGTCCGGCGCACTGGTCCGTGACGAACACGGCCTTCCAATGCCTGAGCCGCGCAAGGTGACGCGCCGGTCGTCAGTAACTGACCCGCGTACTGCGGCTTGGCGGAGTATTTCAGGCCAGAAAGTGCGCATCGCCAAAACTTGGACGGAGGGGAAAATGAAGGAAGAACATTCACCGCAAGAACGTGAACTCGGCCGGGCGATTGCTTGGTATCGGCGTGTTGTAGCCGAAGAAGACCTGACCGCGGCACTGGAAAAAGCAAACAGTCGGCGCGCCGAACTTGCAGAATCTGCGGCCAATGACAATGAGCCTCAACAGGGTTGGGAACTGTTGCGGCAACTCCGCCGTGATCATCGCCATGACGATATCGAGGTTGTCGAACTGTATCGCGGATTGTGCGGCCTGATTGCCAGCAATCCGCTGCAGGGCGCCGACTATGGATATGATGCATCTGCGGAGAAGGAATATCGAACCTTAAAGCTAAACGGTGTGGAGGAAGTAGACGAAGCTGCTTCCAAAGGATGGCAAGATAACGCGGTGCCTGGCGGTGAGATTGAATACAAGGAAGTCCGGAAGCGCGGCTCCGATGACCCAAACTGGACTATTCCAGCAAAGCAAAAGGTAGTCGGGAAAGACCCTACAAATATCAAGGCACGCCCATTCGCCGTGAAATTCAATGAGAATGTCATGATCGCGAAAATCGATATGCGACCCGTTCTGGAGGAATTGCGTGCGTCTCTAGGCATTGGCCTGGACGCGTTCGAGGACGCGGTACTTGCGGGCAAGACATTGACAGAGATCGGCGAGGCCCGAGGCTATAAGCATCGTCAAGCATCATCGGTCGGCAAGGAACTTGTTTATGCGTCCATCGGTGCTCTCCGTGTGGCGTGGCAAAAGATCAAAACGCGCCAGCGGAAAGAGGCGAAGCAGGCCATGCGGAATGTGCAGCGTGCCCGCGAGCGTTTGGAAGCGCAGCAATACAAGCGCGCCGCATAGTGAGGTGTACGTCAAACCCGCTCCCAAGGGTATAAGAGAGAGAGAAGAAAACAATTCAAAAGCCCGGTCGCAAGCCGGGCTTTTTCTATTTCAGATCAGCGTGGGTTTGCTCCTTTCCCCACGCTGTAGCTGTGAAGACGGTTTCTCCTCCCGTTGTAGCAGCCCTCACCGGGTTGAGCGCTGTCCCCGGCGCTCCCCGGTGTTTTGGTTTCTTCTTACGTGGTCGCGCCACGGACCGCACGCCAGTTGGATAGCGTGGCAAAACAAGCCCACACAGTTTCAGCACCCTTGAGATCGTCGGTGCAAGTCCGACCCCTGCAACCAATCTTCAAGGGCATGGGCCCGTATACAGCCGAACGGATTGATGAACCGCGTCGGCTGCCCAATTCATGAGGTGATACATGACTGACCCACGTTTGGATGATCTGCAGCGCAGGCTCGAGTCCGCGTTCAAGCGAAACAAACTGACGATGCCGCGGATAGCCACGGCGGATGAGCAGGAAGCTGACAGGCAATTCAGGCTTAAGGGCTTGTGTCGACTTCAGCGCGAGATTTCCTTCGCACGTCTCGGCCCGCGCAAAGGTGGTATCAATGACCTTTCGCAATGGGCAGAGTTCGGTGGCCATCTTCCCCGGCCAGCGCCGCCCACGTTTGGCTCGGCACAATGACCGACCCACGCAGCGCTGAGGCGAAGAAATACCGCGCGCTTTATAAGTCAGCCAAGTGGAGACGCATCCGCGAAGCCCAGCTTCGAATGCAGCCTCTCTGCGAATACTGCCTGCAATCGGAGATCGTAGAACCCGCCACGGTCGTGCATCACGGCGACGGTGGTCACAAGGGAGATATGAACCGTTTCTGGACCGGGCCGTTCGTATCACTTTGCAAGCCCTGCCATGACCGTGATGGTCAGCGTGAAGACCTCGGCCAGACCGTCATCAGGTTCGACGCGCAGGGCTGGCCCATCGGCTGATGTGACCGAAAAACACACCCCCGGGGGCTATCTCGGTCTCTCCGGCCATCGGCCATCGGGAACCGGCGATGGGCGAACGCGCACGCGAAACCAATTCAGATGTTGAGATGAGGATTTCATGGCTAGACCCAGAAATCCCCTCGCCAAGGCGGAGGCGGAGGGGAGAAACGTTACGCACCCGACCCGCTTCAAGGGACGGAAAGAACCGAAAGCGGCGACCGATATCGGTAGGGCGCCGAAATGGATGAATGCCGAGCAGGCCAAAGTCTGGAACTTGTTTGCGAAGGAACTGCCTTGGTTGAATGGCTCGCATAGATCGCTCTTGGAAATCGCCACTACGATCCGAACGCGCGTCATAGCGGGCGAGGAAGTCGGCGTACAGGCGTTGAACCTCCTGCGACAGTGTCTCGGTCAAATGGGCGCTACGCCATCCGATGCAACAAAGGTCTCAATGCCGGATAGCGGCGAGGAAAAGGACGATTTGGTAGATGACTAAGACGCCGGCGCTTGACCGCGTGAATACTTACGCGCGCGCCGTGCTCGATGGTGTTGAAGTTGCGGGACCGCATGTCCGGAACGCCTGCCAACGCCATTTCGACGATCTGGCGCAAGCGCATGAACGCGGTTATTTTTGGGATGACGCTAAAGCCAATCGTGCGATGCGGTTCTTCGAAGAGCGACTGAAGCTGAACGACGGTCAGTTCGACGGTAAGCCGTTCAAGCTGCATGCCTCACAGGCTTTCAAGCTGGGCTCGATCTTCGGCTGGGTGGATTCAGACGGCAATCGTCGTTTTCGCCGTGTCTATATCGAGGAAGGCAAAGGTAACGGCAAGTCACCCTTTGCAGGTGGCCTCGGCCTCTATGGGCTGATGTCAGACGGCGAGGCGGGCGCGCAAATTTATGCAGCCGGCGCGAAAAAGGAGCAGGCCCAGATCCTTTTTCAGGATGCCGTTAAAATGGCAAGGGCAGCTCCAAAACTGTCAAAACGCATAACCTTCAGCGGCGGCATTGGACGCGAGTTCAACATCGCCTTTCTTGAGAAAAAGGCATTCTTTCGTCCGATTTCCAAGGATGCAGGTAAAACCGGCAGTGGCCCCCGACCGCACTACGCTTTGTGCGATGAGGTGCACGAACATCCTGACCGCTCAGTCATGGAAATGCTGGAGCGCGGGTTCAAATTTCGACAGCAGCCGCTGCTTTTCATGATCACGAATTCGGGCAGTGACCGAAACAGCGTTTGCTGGGAGGAACATGAGCACGCGGTTCGGGTAGCGGCTGGCACGAAAACGCCTGATGACGACTTCAGTTATGTCGGTGAGGTGATCGACGACACGACATTCGCCTATGTCTGCGCTCTGGACAAGGGTGACGACCCGCTCGAAGATCAGTCTTGCTGGAAGAAGGCTAATCCGCTTCTTGGTGTGATTTTGACCGAGAAGTATCTGGCCGGTGTAGTTGATCAGGCCAAACAGATACCGGGCAAACTGAACGGCATTCTTCGGCTGCATTTTTGCGTCTGGACCTCTGCCGACAAGGCTTGGATGCCACGCGAGACTGTCGAAGCCGTTATGGATGACTTCGACCCGATTGAAGAGCATCGCGGTAAGCAGTTGTTCCTTTCCGTCGACTTGTCCGCCGCGCGCGATATGACGGCCCTTGCCTGCGCTGTGAAAACTGGCACTAAGACCATGGAGCGTGAAGACGGATCGACGATCGAGCTGCCGACGTTCGACGCATGGATTGAAGCATGGACACCAGCGGAAACGCTGAAGGCCCGCGCTCTGGCTGATAAAGCACCATACGATGTGTGGGTAGAGCAGGGATTTCTGAATGCCTCGCCGGGTAAGCGAATTCGGTTCGACTTCGTCGCGCAGCGAGTCGCTCAGTTATCGCAAGAGTTCGACGTCGAAGGCATCGCCTATGACCGCTACGCCTACGACAAGTTCCGCGAGGAACTGGACGCAATCGGCGTTGAAGTCGAGCACATCCCGCATCCACAGGGCGGCAAAGTTCGTGCGAAAGCCAGCGAAAAGAAGATCGAAGCGGCGAAAGCAGCCGGTTTACCCGAGCCTAGAGGCATGTGGATGCCAGGATCTGTCACGGAGCTTGAGAACGCCATTATCGATGGTCGCGTCAGGCTTCGGCGTAATCCAGTGCTCATGACTGCCCTGATGGGCGCCACCTTCGATCGCGATCCGCTCGACAATCGATGGTTCGTGAAAACCAAAGCATCGGTGCGCATCGATGCTGCCGTGGCTCTGGCCATGGTTACGGGTTTTGCAGCCGATACACCTGTCGAGGTCAAGTCCTCGCTATCACCATGGGACGACCCAGAATTTACTCTAACGAAAGCAGCCTCATGAGGATATTCCCGCGGTTCTCGCGTTCGCGACGAGAAGCCGATATTGAACAACGCGCCAGCCCTGAAAACGCTGGTGTACCGGTGAGTGCTGAAAATTTCCTAGCTTACTTTGGCGTTCAACCGGTCAACCTTCCATCTGTCACGATCGAAAGCGCCTTGACCGTGCCCGCGGTTCTTGCTGCGGTTTCATTTCTTTCCCGCACAATGGCCGCGTTGCCTCGTCACGCATATCGTGATGGCAAAGGCGGTTCCAAGCGTCTGGGCGGTAAGCTTGAGACCATTGTGAACACAGCCCCCAACTCGGATATGGGTGCTTTCAAGTTCTGGCAGTACTTTTGGCAGCAGGTTTTTACTGGCGGTCGTGGTCTGGCTTGGATCGAGCGATCGGGAGAAGAAGTTTTGGCTTTGTGGCCTATGGACCCGACCAAAACCACCGTGAAGCGCAAAGGTCTGGCTGTTGTCTACCGATTTGACAACAAGGAATATCCAGCCGCCGACGTCATAGACGTGCCGTTCATGTTGCGGGCCGATGGAATTCGACATTTCGGCCCTATCGCTCAGGCAGCCAAGGCGATTCAGCTTGCCATCGCCATGAATGACTACGGGTCGAACTTCTTCGCCGGCGGCGGCGTTCCTCCTCTAGCTCTAGAAGGCCCTCTGCCGCAAGGCGGGGCGGCCATGCAACGGGCGATGGGCGATATTCATCGCGCAATTGACGAAGCCCGAAAGAGCGAAAAGCCGATCTTTCCAATGCCGCCTGGCCACAAGTTGACCCAGGTTGGCTATGACCCCGCCAAGGGCCAGATGATCGACGCGCGCCGCTTTCAGGTCGAAGAAATCGCCCGCACTTGGCAACTTCCACCTGTATTCTTGCAGGATCTTACGCATGCTAGTTTTTCGAATGCAGAACAGCAGGATCTGCATCTCGTCAAGCACCTGATCATGCAATGGGCCAAGGCTCTCGAAGACGAGATGAACCTGAAGATATTCGAGGTCGCGGGTGGTACGCGTTACATCCGTCACAATCTGGACGGGCTTCTCCGTGGTGACTTCAAGAGCCGCATGGACGGTTATGGGGTGGCAATCCAAAACGGTATCCGGACACCAGATGAAGTGCGTTCTCTGGAAAACTTGCCAGCCAAGGGCGGGGCGGCGGATCAGCTTCATATTCAGGGTGCCACCGTTCCGTTGGGGACGCAACCGGCGATCGCTCAACCCCCTGCCAACGACAATTCTGTTGAGGAAAATGCTGCAGCATGACCGAAATTGAAAAACGTAGTGGGTCTCTCGGCGTAGAGACCCGCGCAGACGACAAAAAGCGTGTGTTGACCGGGTACGCGGTTATCTGGAACAGCAACACGACCATCGGCGACTATTTTGTCGAGCGGATTGCACCCGGCGCATTTTCCGGGTCGATGGGCGGCGACATCCTGGCCCTTCTGCATCACGATTCTGGTCGTGTGCTGGGTCGTACCAAGAGCAACACGCTGAGGCTGAAGGAAGATGCCCGCGGGCTTCACGTCGAAATCGATGTGCCCAACACCACCGACGGTAACGATCTATGGGAACTGGTCGAGCGAGGTGACATCACGGGCATGTCCTTCGGAATGCGGGTAACTAAGCAGGAATGGGATGATACAGGCGCGATACCTCATCGCACCATTCTTGAGGCGGAGCTTTTCGAAGTCACTGCCACTCCCACCCCCGCTTACGAAGACACTCATCTGGCGAAACGCTCATTAGATGCGTGGCGAGCCGAGGCGGATGCGACTATAGCGCGGCGCCGAGATGAAAATCGAACGGCAGCTGCCCGCCGTATCGCTGAGAAACGCGCCTCTTTTGAACAGAGAATTCGCGGCATCGCCTGATGTCGTGACCATTACCCGGCATGCCGGAGGGTCTGCATGGCAGGCCAGAGCAAAACCGTTATCTTCAAGGAAAATCTAATGTCTCTTACCGAACTGCACGAGCAGCGCGGCCGTCTGGTCACGCAGGCTCGCGAAGCCCTCGACGAAATCAAGTCGAATACCGACGAAGCGCGATCCAGTGAGCTGAACGAGCGCCATGACCGCATCATGACGGAATTTGATAGGATCGAAAATCTTATCAAGCGCGAGAAGACTCTCGCTGAAATTGAAGCGCGCGCAGCAGATGAGCGAGCACGACAGCGCCCGATTTCCGATTCCGAAGGTCGCGGTAGCGATGTCGGCGACGAAATCGAATATCGTTCCGTGTTCTATAAATTTCTCGCCAACAATGCCGATATCGGCGAATTGTCGGCAGAAGAGCGTACCGTTCTAAAGCGCGGCGTTCAGCCCGCCGCCGAGACCCGTACCCAGGTAACGGCGACCAACGCCGCTGGCGGTTACACCGTACCGGTCGAGCTCGCCAACGAGATCGTCAAGTCTATGAAGGCTTGGGGCCCGATGTACGATGAGGACATCGCGACCGAGATCGTTACTTCCGCTGGTAATCGTATCAACATTCCGACCGTTGATGATACCGGAGTTGAAGCCGAAAAGCATACCGAAGGAACGCCATTGACCGACGATGGCGGCAAGGACGTGACGTTCGGTCAGAAGAATCTTGACGCGTTCGTTTACGACACTGAGTTCGTCAAGTTCTCCATGGAACTTGCACAGGATTCAATTTTCAGCGTTGAAGCCCTGCTTGGCCAGCTTCTGGGCGAGCGCCTTGGTCGTATTGCAAACAAGCAGCTGACCATCGGCACCGGCACTGACAGCCCGAACGGTCTCGTCACCGCCTCTTCGCTTGGCAAGGAAACGGCTGCCTCGGCGGCGATCACTTCTGACGAACTGATCGACCTGCTGCATTCGGTCGACCCAGCTTATCGCCAGAGCCCGAAAACGCGTTGGATGTTCAACGACCTTACCCTTGGTTCGGTCCGTAAGATCAAGGATAACGAAGGTCGTTACATCTGGTCGATGGGTGATATCACGAAGGGCGAGCCCGGCACCCTTCTTGGTTATCGATACAGCATCAACCAGGCAATGGCTGGCATCGGCGCGGGCAACAAGCCAATCGTGTTCGGTGACTTCGGCAAGTACTTTGTCCGAAAGGTCGGTTCTCCGGTGATTGGCGTTCTTCGCGAGCGCTTTTGGCCGGATCTCGGCATTGCCGGCATCATCCGCTTTGACGGTGAGCTCGGCGATACCGCTGCGGTCAAGCATCTCGTAAACGCTGCATCTGGCGGCTAATCAATCTTCGGGGCGGTTTATCCGCCCCGTTCCTTTTTGGGGACGCTCATGAAAATTACTATTACGACCAGTCTGTCAGGGCCGACCTACACGCTCGAACCTGGCGCCGTCGCCGACTTTGCCGAGGCCGAAGCGATCCGCCTCATCAACGCTGGTTTTGCTATTCCCGCTACAGATGATGGCGAAGTCGAACGTGCTGTGAAATCCGTTCCCAATGGGGAGAGGCGCGAGAAGCGAGGCCGATCGAATGTGGCATCCGTATAAGGTCGCGCAAGGTCCGACGGGCGATGTCATCGCGCTTGAGGATGTAAAGCGCCATTTGAATGTGATGCACGACGATGATGACGTTTACATCCGATCGCTCATTACGGCCGCATCTGACTTTGTTGAGAAGTATTGCGGGATCGTCGTCGCGGGGCAAAAGATCGAAGCGTCATGCGATGCTTTTTCCGACATGTCTCGTCTCTCGGTTGGTCCGGTATCAGAAGTCGATAAGATCGAATATATCGCTCCCGACGGATCGAAGAACTCGGTAAACGCTGATGCATATGTTTTGAACAGCGATGGTGTCGAGCCGTCGATTGCCTCGGCATATGGAAGCCGTTGGCCGATTGTTCGGCCCGGGGCTCGTATAGCGGTCACCATGAATGCAGGTTTCAATCCACTTCCAGCATCTATTCGTCACGCCATGCTGTTGTGGATTGCCGATGCCTACCTCGTTCGGGCTAACAGTGCGACGGTCGAATGGTCGGCTTTTGACAGCCTGCTTTGCAATTACCGAAGAGGTCGATGATGGCCGACACGAAGTATCGAGCTGATGCAATCGGCCAGTTGAACGCCCGCATTACCTTTGCCAAACGGGTCGAGATTGATGATGGTTTCGGCGGCACCCGCGGAGAATGGGTTGACCAGTTTACCGTACCGGCACGCTTGAAACCGAAGTTTGGCGGCAATGCTGAAAGCCTCGTTGCATCAAGGCTGGTTTCAAAACAGCCCTATAACTTGACGATCTACAGCAGCACAGCAGCGAGACAGGTCACAGCCTCCTGGCGCGCCTATGATGCTCGGGCAGGCAAGACCGGCGAAAACCCAAATCGCGTTTTTGGCATTAAAACCATCGTCAACCCCGACGAAACAAACCGCTTTCTCGAAATGCTGGTTATTGAAAACGAGGTCGCCTGATGGTGGTTCGTGCGAAGCTTAAGCGCACCGATCTGATGAAGAAGATTCAGCAGATCGCGCCGAAGGCGATCGAAAAGATGGCCGAAGCCCAGTTGCAGGTTGCTGAAGAAGTTGCCGAAGCAATCAAGGCGCGCGCTCCAGTTCGCGCCAATGGCGGTGGCGAATACAGAGATAGCATCCACGCCGCCAAGCAAAGCGATAATCCAGGCAAAGAGGTCTTCGGCGCCCGCAAATCGACGGACCCGAATGCTGTCGGCGTCTACGGAAGCTGGATCTGGCGCTTTCTGGAATTCGGCACGAAGGCAAGCGCTGGCACCGCTGCTCGCGTCGATCGTCGGTACAAGTCTGGCACAGTCATGACCAAGGCCAAAGGGCCGCACGCCGCTACACCCGCTATGCCGCACGTTTTCCCAGTCTGGCGCGGCATGCGGAAGAAAGCCGTCAGACGCATTCGTGCGGCTATGAATAAGGCGATCAGAGAGGCCATGCAAAAATGATCGATAGCGAAAGCTTGGAATTACAGGGCGCTGTTGTTTCTCGTTTGAAAGCATGGCCAGACCTGCAAGCTCTCGTCGGTACCAAGATTTACGACATCGTGCCGTCAGACACTACTGCGCCTTACGTCGAGATCGGTGACTTTGATGATCATCGAGACGACAAAACCTGCGTTTCCGGTCGGCTTATTTACGTGACCATTCACGTCTGGACAAAAGCACCGGCTGGTAGCAGCCGTGTGGAGGCCAGCCGGATCGCAAGGGCCGTAGAAGGTGCGCTCACTGAAGCCAGCCTGACGATGCCGTCATATCGGCTCGTTTCTTTGGACCACACCCGAACGCAAGTCTTCAAAGACCTGGATGACGCCCACCTCCATGGTGTCGTCGAGTTTACCGCCAGGACAGAACGTCTGGCCTAGCCCACCTCCCCAAACAATCAGTTCAACCGCAGCCCGCCATTTCGGCGGGCTTTTTTATTGAAAGGCCATAAAATGGCTGATGGACAGCAAATCGGTCGCCTTCTCCTCATTCAGATCGGCGATGGTGAAACTCCCGAAGTTTTCACGAACCTCTGCGGCTTGCAGACCCGTTCGTTCAATATGTCGGCTAACTCCGTCGATACCACTATCCCAGATTGTCAGAATCCCGGTGCAACGCCGCAGAAGACTGGCGTGCCTGGTATCAAGCAGCGCACATTTACCGGCTCCGGTAAGTTCGTGGCGGGTGCGAATTCCGCCTACTTCATCGGCAAGGTGAACGACGCTGCGATTTTCAACGCGATCGTAATTGTTCCTGGCCTTGGCTCATATGAAGGCCCGTGGTTCGTGACGGACTTTGAATTCTCCGGCGAGCAGGAAGGCAATATGGACTTCAGCGCTACCTTCGAAGCAGCAGGTCCGCTGACTTTCGAAGCTGAGGTATAACATGGAGCTTCCGGTTAACGGAGCTCGCGGCGAAGTCGGCGTCACTATCGGTGGCGTCGAAATCGTCCTCGCGGCGACCATGGGCGGACTGGCGGCTGTTTCTGAAGAGCTCGGCTGCAAGTCAATGAACGAGCTGTTCGCACGACTGTCGGACGCCGAGATCAACGCTGCAATTGTCGGCCTTCGACACTTAACGGTGCAGGGCGACGCAGCTGCGGCTATCGAGCGATTGAATTTAAGCCATTTCGCTTCGCTCTCCACTGCATTTCAGGCTGCGCTAGCGCACCATTTTCAGGGCGACTCGGGAAACGGAAAGGCCAAGGGAAAAGCGTAGCTGCCGATTTCCCTTGGCTGGCGTGGCAGCAGGCAGCTTTCGGAATCCTTAGATGGACGCCGAAAACATTCTGGAACTCGTCTCTGACGGAGTTCCTTGCCGCTCTTGATGGCTTCACGGAAGCCCGAGGCGGGAAGAAAAACGCAGAGCCACCGACCGACGCGCAGATGGATGATCTGCTCAAGAAATACGGAAAACCCAAGAAGCCCGCCTAGTGCGGGCTTTTTCTTTTTATGGAGAGCCGCGTGGCCGAAGAAAACACCGATATTATTCTATCCATTTCCTCAGATGTCGCATCGATGCGACGTGCGCAGAAGCGAATGGAAGAAATGCTGAACTCTATGGGCAGGAGTTCCGACAGCGCCTTCAATAAAATAGCAGACCGGGCCAATGCCGATATGCGCCGCATTGAGGAGGGCGCAATCAAGCTGCGCCGGCAGCTCGACGCGACATTTCAGCAGTCATTCGGGAGCAGCTTAAACAAAGGACTGGCTGCGGTTGGTTCCGTTCTCGGAACGAACGAAGTCCGCAAGTACGCAGACCAATGGACGACTGCCGAAAACATGTTGAAGGCAGCGACCGCTGCCACCGGTATGCAGACACGCTCGTTAAAGGAGTTGCGTTTTGGAGCGGACGACGCTCGCGTGTCCGTCGAGGATTACGTCGATCTTTACGCGCGCATGGTGCGCTCGGCATCTGGTGTAGCCAAGTCCGAGAACGAAATTGCGTTGGCGACCAATCTCGTTTCTAAAGCGTTCAAGGCCGGCGGCGCGTCTGCGCAGGAACAGGCGGCTGGTATTCTCCAGCTTGGTCAGGCGCTCGGCAGTGGCGTTTTGCAGGGTGATGAACTGCGATCGCTGCGCGAAAACGCGCCTATCGTCGCCAAGGCTATCGCGGATGAATTCGGCGTGACGGTTGCGAAACTTAAAGATCTCGGCGCCGAAGGCAAGCTCACGTCTGATCGCGTGTTTAGAGCGATCATAAACGCGCAAAAGACGATTGAAGCACAGTTTGCCGCCACGAACGCGACCATTGGCGACGGCATGACCGCCATTAATAATGCCATGCTCCAGTATATTGGCACGGCCGGTGATATGACCGGCATTTCGGCCACCGTATCGCGCGCCTTGATTCTGATTTCGCAGAATTTCGACCAGGTAGCGGATGCAGGCATGCAGCTGGCCGCGGTTCTGGCCGGTGTGCTCGTCGGTCGGTCTTTGGGCGGCATGATCCGGACGCTTGGAACCACGACAGCGGCTCTCGTTAAGTTCCATCAAGCGGCGAAGGCCGCGCAGGGCGCTATGGGCCTTGTGCAGGCTATGGGCGGTCTCGGAGCGGCAGCTGGCCCGCTTGGCGCTATTATCGGTGGTGCGCTTGTGCTGGCCGTTGGTAACTATACCGTCAGCGCCATGGCCGCGCAGAAAAACTCAGACTCTCTTCGCGCTGAGATGGAAAAGCTCGGGCTGGTTGCGCCCAAGGCCGCGGATGGGATCGATAAGGCGGCTGAGTCGCTGGATAATCTGGCCGATCCGGAGAAGGCGAGGAAGCTTAAGAATATCGCCAGTGAGCTTGAGCGGTTGCGGAATGGTGGCGGACGTTGGGGTAGCCTTCTTGGGCAGGGCGACGAACTGGATGTTTTGTCTGCGAATGCTACGGCTCCGCTCAAGAATGTCATGCAGAATCTTGGCATGTCAGATGCAGACAAATCTGCGCGACGTGAAATTGCAAACCTCATCAGCGATTTCCAAAACTTCGCAATTACCGCAGATAAGGCGAAGGAGCGACTTCATGCGATCAATAACACTTACGTCAGTAAGGGGGTCGTTGAACTTACTGAACGGGTTCAGGAATCCATTGACCGCATGTCTGGCCTTCAGGCCATGTCAACGCGCGTCGGCGAAATGCCCGGCATTCAGGAAGCCGAGCAGCGGGTTCTGGAGTTTCGCGATCAACTGGAAAACTTGCGCCAGCAGGAATTCATTGACGATCAGCAGAAGGCGCAACTTCAAGGAATAATCGATAAACTCCTTGAAACCAAAACTGGTGCCGGTGAAGCGGTTACCGCCATCAACAGCCTGTCTAACGCCAACCCCAGCATTGCCGGTTTTCTCTCTACAATGGAGCAGGCCATTGTCACCTTGGGCGGAGTGTATGACGCTGCCGTGAAAGCCCGCAAGGCTATGGCCGCTGCCTACCCGGTAGGCGTCCCTGACGAAGCAAAAGCCACAAGCTCCGCCAACGATCCCTTCATCATTCAGCGGAAAAAAGAAAATGCAGCCGCTGCCGATTTCGAGAAAAACGCCACCCGCCGCGCTGGCTTGACCAAGTCCCAGCTTGAGCTCGAAACTAAGCTGGCTGATGTCCGCAAGCGTCTTCAATCCGAAGGTGTGACGAAGCCAGACGAGGATATGGTGAAGCGCATCGCTGACGCCGAACTGGCTGGCGAAAAAGCTCGATCCAAGGAAGGCAAAAAGCCGAAGGACGTTAAGAAGTCCACCGACCAGAAGATCGACTCCGACATCCAAGCTGTAAAGGACCGCACCGAAGCGTTGCGCCTCGAGGCCGAGATGGTCGGCAAGTCCACGGCCGAGCAGGAAAAGCGCCGCATAGCGATGGATCTCGAGCAGGCCGCGCTGGCGAAGCTCAAGGACGAGGCGATCAAAAAAGGCCAGAAAGATTTGTCGAACATAAAAATTTCGGCGGATCAGCGGGCCCAGATCGACCAAGTTGCTGAGGCCTATGGACGGGAAGCGGCTGCCTTGCAGTTGGTTGAAGACCGGCAGCGACGTTCTGAGCAAGCCGCGAACGACTTTTACGAGTCATTCAAAAGCAGCACGATCGGTGCAATTACTGGCGCAAACAGTCTGGCGGACGCGTTGAAGAACATCGGCAACAGGTTGGCCGAACTGTTCCTGAACGCCGGTTTTGATGCTCTGTTTAAGCCGTCGTCCAACGGCATGAGTGGTGGAGCATTCGGCGGCTTCTTTAACAGCATCGGCAGTTTGATCGGGCTGAAAGACGGCGGCCAGATACCGGGCTATGATAGCGGCGGCCGTATTCGTGGTCCTGGCGGACCACGTGACGATAAGGTGCTTTTGTGGGGTAGCAACGGCGAGTTTATGATGAACGCGGCAGCAACGCAGAAGTGGCTGCCAGTACTTGAAGCCATGAACGCCGGTCGGTTGCCAGAACTGCGCGATGGTGGCGGAGTTGGCTTTTCGGCGCCGCGTATTTCGTCGGCGTCGATTCCTGTTCCTAGCATCCCCAGTGTCGCCCAGCTGTCGGGCAATTCCAGCGTCGATAACTCGCGCACCGATAATTCGGTGAGCGGACCGACCATTAACGTGACGGTCAATGGTGCCACCGGCAATGCCGAAGTATCATCGATGGTGCAGGAAGGGATCGCAAAGAGCATGATGGCCTGGCAGCGATCGCCTCATTTTGCGAATGCAGTTTCGCAGGGTGTCAAACAAGCCAATAGCCGCGGAATGTTGCGGCGCTGAATTAAACATGGACGGCCCAAAGGCCGTCCATTTTCTTTTTGGAGATAAAGATGAACATTTATTTCGTGACGCCAGCACCTGCACAAGGTGGCGACATTCGCGTACTGCAGGACGATGAAAAGACGCCGATCGTCGGGTTCTTGTCACATGAGGAAGCGGAGGACTTCGCACAGCGCATGGCCCGTCGCTATCCCGGTAATCAGTTTTGGGTCATGGAAGGCACGGCCACGAAGGCGTTTATTACCGATCCCTTGCCGGTGCGGGAATGCACTCCGGCCGTCGGGGAGTTCTGAAATGGCCGAAACGCTTCCCGAAGGCCTAAATTATCAGGCGAGCCCGCTCAAGCTCAATCGGTCAGTTTCAACGTCCCGATACGGCGATCGGGCAGTCGCGTTCATCGAGAATGGCGATCCATATTGGTCGTGGACCGCCAGTATAATCTCGCTTAGCCCTGCCGACCGAAAGCGGCTTGAGGCGTTTTCAGATCGCTGCCGCGGCGGTCAGGTGACGGTCCACTTCACGCCGAAAGACGCTTGTATTCCGCAAGCCTATTGGGGCGACGCCGATAATCCGGCAATCACAGGCACCGCGACGCTGGCTGCGATCAACGGCAACTCGCTGACTTTCAACGGCGTGGTGTCTGGACTGATTTTGACGGAAGGCGACCTGCTAGGCTTTACGATCGGCGACTACAACTTCATCGCGCGCGTTGTAGCCGACGCCACTGCGGTCAGTACGAGTTTGCAGGTGAAGATCGAGCCGTTTCTGCCTTCATATATCGGCGTCGGCTCTACGGTGCGTTTCAAGAATCCCGTCATGAATATGCGGATGATGCCGAACAGCTTGGAAATCGGCGATGGCTTTTTCCCCGATGCATCATTTCAGCTTGTTGAAGTGCCGAGGTAGTAGCCTATGTTCGTTTACTTGTGGTCTTAAAGGTCGATAACAGTTTTTCAGGAACGAAAAAAAGATCCCGCCTAGCCCTGGAGCACGCGACATATAGTTTGTTGCGTGTTTCGGGATTGATGTTAAGAAAACTGCCGCTTTCCCATGCTTTAACATTGCTCGGATTGAGTACCACGCATACGTCTTGGTAACTGTCGATCCCTTTTGATCCACCCCAGTTATTTGAAAAGCAACCAAACTTGTAGTGTTCTTTCAAGAACAGTTTTACTATGTTTGGATCTCGGTAAATCTCATGCGCTGCTTTTTGGTCGTCCAAATATTTAACTGTTGTTTCTTTTGGGCCTGACGATTGGATCGAAATTCCTATTCGATCGGTAATAAAATCACAGACGGTCTTACTGCACCTTCTGCTAAACTTCAGGCTGAAATTGTCTAAGTTAAAATTAGCTTTTCTAAATCGTTGTTGATAGGCTTCAAAGTCTAGGTGAAGATTAGAGTTCACGTTGCCGTCGCGGCTGGTGTCAAAAGTATGTTGATAAAAATCACCAACAAAAACACTAGTCAATTCTGATTCACTAATAGCCAAGAGAAAATTGAAGTCATGACCTGAAAAGTCTTGAACTTCATCAACAAGCAAAACGTCGAAATATCGTTCCAGTCGATGGTTTATTGCTTTGTACAGATTTTCTTTCTCAAGCAATTTTGCAACGCGATTTGAATAAAGATACCGATTTTTAGTGATATATCTTCTATCATCGATAGAGCTGTATCTAGGAAATATAGGAGGGAGATCAAAAATTATTCCTCGCGTATTCTTTCTTTGTCTTAAAAACGGTTTATAGCAGAATCCGTGCAAAAAGCTGAAGTACGTAAAAATTATTATGTTCGCAGGTAAGTACCCAAATCTATTTATTATTTTGGTGCGAATGTTGTTATAGTTCGCCTGAGTGTAAGTTATAATTAAGAAGCGACGCTCCTCATCCAAGCTTGAAACGAGGTGTGTAGTCTTTCCGGCGCCGGCAACCGCAAAAATTACGCTCTTATCCATGTTATTGCTTTTTGGATGTAATCTGGAACGGCTAGAGATGCACCATGGGCGCAAAGCAATTGGAACGCTGCGTCTGTTTTGTTTTTCAGCATGAAATCCTGAACTGTTAGCTTCTTTCTGCCCTCGGAGAATAGTGTTTCGCACTTCTCTCTATTGTCTTGATACATACAGACTTCGAATGTCGAGCGATTGTTATCAGTGTCTGCAAAAATATTTATGCTTTCCGTTGTGTAATTTTCGTAGTTGGCTACACAGTTTGTTTGGAAGTCGCTATCATTGTCGCGAATAGCGGCAACTTTTATTCCCAGTATCTTGGCAAGCTCAAGGTATCTCTTAAAGCTAGTCCCATCGATTGAAATGATATGGACGCCATCTTCATCAGGACTGATCCCATCAGTGCAATTCTTATAAAGAGCATCCATGAGAATGAACTCGGCGTCACCCTCGAGGAGGATCGCTTTTTTACACAATGCTAGTTCCAAGACATTGTTATCGGGCGCTTTCATAAAAAATTTTGCGGTTTCATTGCTCAAGTGCTTGAGCGTTGCCGGTCGGGAAGGGTATTCCTCACTGAGGATTATGACGTTTTGCAAATCCAATCGGGTCGCAATGAAGCTGCTGTGAGTGGCAATGATTAACTGCTTCTTTGTTGAAGACCGTATGCGATCAATCAATTGGCGCATGTGAACATTGCTTAGATGGTTTTCTGGCTCTTCCAGTAGGAGTAAATCGAGACCTTGCCCTTCATTCCGTAATGCAAATTCTGTTTTTATGAAGCATTGACGGCCCTTTCCCTTGCTATCAACAGGAATATCAGCTTCGGTAAGGATGATATCAGTTTCTACATTCGATTTTTGGCTTGTGCGCAGATCAAATTGATATTTTGGTAATGTGTCATTCAGTGACTTGAGTACGCTTTCTGTGAATCTCGATTTGGATTTGCGATACTCGAAGCTGTGATGATTTCGCTCAGATGCCGATGCATGTGCGGCATACATCGCACGGGTGTATTCGCGGGTGGCATATTCGTTATTGATTTGAGAGCTATCAATCAGGAGGTGTCGAACAGGCTTCCTATAATGGAAAATTGCCTCGTCGGTAAAAGTCTGAAAATGAATTGAATAATATTCAAATGGGAAACTGTCGTGCGCATCAGACAGTATTGTCGAGATATCTTTCGAATATTCGTCCATTGGCTTGCATGTTAATTTAATGCCAATATGATCTCTACCGTAGGTGTTATTTCGACCGTCTAGATCGAAGCGTCCTTGAATATCGTCTAGATAAATCTCAACCAACATTTCCGGTAAATCTTCGATGCGCCTAGCGCTGCGCATAAATGCGGCGATCGTCTCCGCATTTAACAGGTTTTCCAAACCTGCTGACTCGATCTTGCTACGACTAGCGCTGAGGACAAGATCTATTGCTTGCAGTACTGAACTCTTCCCCGCCTCGTTACCGCCAATAAGGACATTGATGTCGTTGGAGAAATCCAATTCCAGAGATTTGAAACGCTTGAAGTTTCTCAGAATAAGCTTTTTTATTGTGGCCATGCTGCGATAACCTGTAGAGCTGCACCGATAATGACAGCGCAAAAGCCTAACCTAAAAATCCACATTCGCCGGTTGAGCCGATGAACACTGTCAAGAATCAATATCGAATCCAGTTGTTCGGCGGTGACGGTGTCGGGATCAACGTTCTCGAGCAGCTTTTTGGCCTTTGGAGAAATATCGGTGTAGCCATTGAATTTCGGCGAGCCACCGGACTTCGCAATCAAGTCAGATTGTTCAATTTCCAGTCTATTTAAACTGTCATACATCGAAGTGCGCCATTCGAACGCAAGCATGCAGACTCCCAAGGTATTGATGAGAATCCCTATAGGGGAGAGCCAAGGAAGCGCTAAAAGATTCTCGATCACTCTGCTTTACCTATCCGCAAAGATCTGCGCAGGCCTAGCCGTGCGGGCTGTCGAGACCGGAGCAGGGGCACTTCCAGCCACTGGCTGTTTCCCGCTGAGCGAAGCAGCGATCTGCTTTTGTGACTCGCTAATGCTTGCAGCGTATTCGACCAATTGTCCGATGCAATAGAGAAACACGCCAGAGACTACGGCGCTGCACCCTGCGGTAAGCGCAAATGAACCGCCGCGGTTCATCTCGATAAAGCCCATAAGCGCCAACAGCGCACCGCCGACCAAGCTTAATAGCCCAAGAATTTTTGCCGCTGTTGCCATGATTGCCCCTCCAACACGATAATCTGGAAGGTGCCTCATTTAGCCGGCGATATCAACTATCGAAGCGTCTTGTGGGACGCCGTACTGGGCTGAACGGTCTATACCTGGCGTGGAAACAATTCCGCTCGAACGCTGAGGATGCCGACGGGCGAAGCGCCAGATCCTCACGCCAATATCAAGCTGGAATTGTGTGGTAGCAGGCTTGCTATCGGTTCGGGGAGCAAGACGCGGCCAGTCGCGTGTATGATCTGAACAAGATCAATTTCTTCCCGGAGAGTCTTTTAAATGGGTACTGCTAACAAGCCCAGCCCCCGCTGGGCGGGTCATGAAGCCTTATTCCATGTCAGGTATATCTCCCCACTGAAACAGAACAGCAGGCGGTCCATATTCTCCAACGTGGGGATCTGCTTCGCGGCTCCACGCGACTACACCGACATGTTTGCCCTCCAGCGATTGCGCTGCACGTAACGCACGGCTCTCTGTTTCAAATGCCATGGGTTCGAACGCCGGAACCAACTCGCCGTCTGCATTACGGTCGAATGCTGCAACCACGATAAGCCGCGCATTGGTCATTTAATTTTACTTTCCGTCGGTGTTAAGGTCCAACTCCGGATTATTGTCCGCCTTGGTTTGGCTCTTCTTTTTTGAGAGACTGCCAGTTTTAGGTTCTGCAGGGCGGTCAGGAGTGCTCGTAAACTTAATGGCCATAATCGTTTCAAATCTCCATGAGAAATGTTGCTATTTTGTTCTCGTGACGCGTGTATGTCAGATATTTTTGCACATGTCCAACGATTGCTAGAAGCACGGCATTGGTCAACACCAAAAGAGCTCGCGGTGATGTATATGCGCATGAACCTAATCATCCCGGAAATCCGTCAAATATTGCAAATCGGGTCATAACGAAGTTGTGTAAGCTCAACGCTACCGGCTATTGCGCAAGCCCTTTTTTGAGGGTGGCGGCATAATGCTCTCCATCTCTTGGCGTTGTTTTCGCAAGCGCAGCGTCTTGGCAACCCGCTCGTCTACTTCCGCGTCGAGAATAGTACGCACGGCTTTATTGGTGCGTGAAGCGACCGACTCCCGAGAGGAAGGGACGGGCTTGAAAAGAGTATGTTTCGTAAAGGAGCCGCGTGGATCTTGGGGCAATTGTTGTAATCCTTTTTAAAGGTAAATAAAAAAGGTCGGGCAATGGCCCGACCCTAAGTCAACTTCTTTCGACAGTGCCAGTACATCCGTGGTCAAAGGAAAGAAAATCAGCGATTTAAGCGGCTTGCAGGTTGCAGGCCGACATTTTGCCGGACTTGCGATCCTGCTCCAGATCATAAGTAAGCTTCTGGCCTTCGGTCAGCGAGTACATACCTGCGCGTTCAACCGCAGAGATATGAACAAACGCATCGCCACCGCCATTCTCAGGCTGAATAAACCCAAAGCCCTTTGCTGTATTAAACCATTTAACTGTGCCGGTGTTCATTGGAACCCCTTTCATAGAAATATTGATAGCCGCATTTGAAGCAAACGCAGAGATGAAACGATTTTTTAAAGGGAGTTTTCGTCAACGCACGGCGCTAATCGTGCAGAAAGTTAAGCTCAACAAGAAAATCTCGATGCCATCTTTTAGCAATTTTAATAATGTTTGTCAAATTTTTAATATGGTTCAGCTAATTTAAATTATAAAAATACTTAAATATCTTAACATTCCCGTTGTTTTTACGGGGGGTATAACGATTTCAATTTATTATTTGAGAGGCCCTATTTGGGCCCCACCAAACAATAATGGTTAAGCCGTGCCATAAGCGGAAGACGCTTCCGTCCGCGGACCTGGGATCGTTTGAATGTCGCCCATTACTCCAGCCATAAAACTCTTCAGAATTAACGCTGACTCATTATAATGGGGTCCTGGTAGGGGCTTCATCCTGGACGTGAGATAGCCGGCCTTAATAATCATCTGCTTTAGAATGCGATGGTTTGAGTGAAGATCGCCATTATAGATAATGGAAGACATAGCGTCCTCCTTTCAAATTGCGGGCAAGGGCAATTCAACCCGTGTCAGCGAAGCCCGTAATCAATTAAATCGCTGACAACCCATGGTGGACGGATAGTGCTTGGATAGCAAGCGAACAATTAAGGTGACTTAGGGGCAGTGTATCCAATGTACTGACGCAAACGGAAGGATTTCGTCCGCGCTAGGCTGACCTCTACCTAAAAAGAACCCCGCGGCATCGAGGTGCGGGGTTGGAAGTCATATGTCATCGGCAAGCAAATTCTATTCCTCGAAAGGAGAAAATCAAGCCGCGATTCACTCGCGATGTTTTCTCTCCGCAGCCTCCAAGCGCGCCAAAAGCTCCGAAATCGTGTTTTCATTATTGTTGGAGCATGTCACCGCAAAACCGTCTTTCAACGCCTCTGCTATAGCTTGCGATGGAAGATCACGACGTCTCACGCCAGCGGCAAATTGTCTCACCGAATGGTATAGTTCTGTTTGGTTTGTCATGCACCCAACGCCGCAATCATTTTCAGCATAACGAGCTGGCGGTGGCTATGTTCCAATAACGAGCACACCGAAATATATATTCTGCAAAGCCCGTAAATCTCCCAACCAGTAAGGCCACGCCTGGAAAAGGTGGGTACTAGCAGTGGACGCCTGCTCGGCTCGGAAAATTATGTAGGCATAAAAATTCACTTCGGCGCCGCAAGACAACTCAGAATTAAAATGAATAAAGAATTCGCGCGAAAGTTGATTGCGTTGGTGCTATAATCAAAATCCAACGCATAATTATGTGCGTTCGATCATTGAAGATCGGATACCATCATGAACAAGTTTGAATGGTTAAAGCCCGCACTCGGCGGCGCATCGGTTGGTGCCATTGCAGCAATTGCTATCGGGTTTTCCGTAGGTGGATGGGTCACACAAGGCACTTCTGAGCGCCGGATTGCATCCAACATATCCGACGGGGTGGCGCTTGCCTTGACACCTTACTGTCTTGAAAAATCAAGAAACGATCCGGCTGTTGTGAACATCCTGGCTGAGTTTAAGGCTGCCCCAGCTTACTCTCGCCGTACTCTTATTGAGAAGTCAGGTTGGGCCACACCGTTGGGAACAGAGCAACCCAACACCGCGCTGGCAACTGCGTGCGGCAACGAACTCGCCAAGGCGCTTTAGTATGGCGGGGAAGCCTAATGAGGAGGCTATCATGAAAAAACAACGTAATCGTAACATTGGATTGGAAACTGCTTCTGTACGTCCACGGCACGATGAGGACACGACAGCCAGCAGAAGTGATCTCAGAAATGCTCATGAACAGATGACCTCTCCATCAAAGGATTGGACGCAGCTTGCGAACATTCTTCGGCGTTCTTGCGGTGGATTCTCACGTTCCCGGTCGCCGCGCCATTCTTTACCGAGGAGCAAACGCAATGGATAATGACACCACAGCTCTAGAACGAAAGGTTCTTGCACATGAGCAGATACTTCAGGTTCTCATCGGGCATCTAGCCGAGACCGAACCCAAATTTCTGGATCGACTTAAAGCAGTATTCACGCATCATCATATTCTTGGCCCCAATGAACAGAACTACGTTAATACAGCGCAGTATGCCGAACAATTCATTCACGAAATCGAGAAGATGCAAGGGTATAAGGCAACGCGTTGATTTTCTTCGGATCATGATTATCTGATAGGAGTTTTGAGCCGATTATTTCTAAATAAATATCACGTGTTTGCTTGCACTTTAATTCGAAAAGGCGCACTGTTCATTATGCACAGCTTTTGAAACGGGCGCTGTCGTTGGGAGAGAACGATCTCCCGCCCCAAAAATGAAGGGGACACGCGATGTCTTCCGCTTCATATCTATCCTACTTTGGCCCTGAAGATTTCCCGTCGCTTCGTGCTTTCCTGCAACGTTCCGGATATTCGCTGGAGGGTTGCGAAAAGCCAGAGACTCGCCTGGAAGCCGCCAAACACCTTTGTGAAATTTTCAGCGACGGAAGCCATGATCCTGTGCAGATGCTGGACATACTTTTGGCAATCCGCGCCCAACGGCTATCACAATCCAATCAAAGAGAACTGGAAGCCTGGGAGAATGAGGGCGGCTATACGATCCCGCAAGTCACTGCAAAATCCTTGGTCTTGCGATGGCCTCCTCGAAAGCGGCTCCGATTGAGGTTGGCCCATGGCTGATATTTTGCGTTCCCCAATATCAGGCATTGAGGTGAGAGAGCGAAGGATTGGGTCTCGCCGTAACCAGCTCTATCCCGCAATCCGGAATATTGTGCGGATAGAAAACAGGGTCCGCGAACCGTTCAGCGCGAGATGTTTAGCCAAACACATGCCCTCGACGCATATACCTTGGTTGAAAAGCTATTTGAGCTCTCATGCGGCAACGTCGCTTCGGGACCGAGAGGCATATTTCGTGAGGGTATGTCGGGGCTGGTATCGTCTCAATGACACGTGATCAATCTGGCGAGGAGAAACTGTCAGTCCCAAAATCGTTGGATCGTAAAGTGAGCGTGTATCTGATCGCGTTCCTCATAATATGCATCGATATCGGATTGGTCGTCTGGGTGCTCGGCTCCTACGTCTATTAATTACCAAGCAGTCATGCGTGGCGCTAAAACGTATGCTTTCCCACAAGAATGAAGTCTGCACTTCCGTGAATGCCGACGTTTTGTACGTCCACCCTCAGCAAACCATCGCCTTTTTCCGACGATAACTGAACGAGCTCGCTTGAATAAGCCTGCCGGAGCATGTCCATGCTTGCCCACATGACGCCTTTTGTAAACGTCCTCTCGCCTTCCGTGAGTACGGAAATACTGTAGCCAACAGAACCGATACTTTTACCTTCGCAATACAAATTACCTATTGAACTAAATGTAGACGTTGGCATGATTGTACCCCGATACGGCTGTGTCTCCTCACCAAGAAAAGTGGAAGACACAGCTATAACTAATGCCGTTTGGTTTTGATCATGTCATTGGCAGGAGTAGGAAAGAGACCTGCAACAACGTCTGTCGACGCAGTTTTCTCCTTGGCCTTATCTTTTTTTGGCTTTCTTATTTCTCGGTTACTTCTTTTTTGACCACGGGGCATTTTGAAAACTTCCTGTTTTTGAGGAATTAACTAATTCTTGCATACCCGACCAAGCCAGGGATGGTTCAAATTACCGCTGGAGATACTTCCACATTCTCACGGGGATGTTGCCGAGAAAGCTGCGACATCGCTCGCGATGGTGAGCGTACAGATTGAAATTCCTGAATGAATAGCCTTGCTGCGGATATGTGAGCGGCACGGTTTTCTGCGGTGTCGTAAAGCCGATAGCCGGCGCGTCGCAGTATTTCACGCATCATTCGAAAGTCGGTAGGTCCAAAGTAGGGTTTGATAATTTTGGAAGACATTTCGTCCTCCTTGTATTGGGGCTGGAGTATGCACTCCCAACGACAGCGCCCGTTTCAAAAGCTGTCGAGACATGCACCATGCGCTTTAAATTTGAGCAAAGCAACTGAGGCTGAATTGCGACGGCAGATCGGCTCAATCATTGCATAAAAAGCTACTTCATGTCCTCCATGGTGATGCGATAGGAAGTTTGCCGAGCCTGTGAATAGACCTCGCGAGCAGCATCGTAGATCAGTTTCCGTGAGGCGTCGAAGGCGGCAAGAAGCGATGATTCCGTCGCTGCAATGACGCCATTCTTCTCCAGGGCGGGCTTATCGATTAGAAATGGGACGGAGGTCATTCCATCGTAGCCGACAAATCGCACGCCCACCTCAAGATCATCGAAACTTCTGCTGGGGTTTGGAAATGAAAGGGCCATTACTTTTCGCTTTTTACTGCGTCGCCTTCGTCATCGCAACGATCGACGGCATTTGCCATTCTTCGATGTTTTTTGATAAATTGTGTCAGGGCGATCTGTAGCCGGCCTTCGTCACGTGTTCCCTCCTGAAATCGACGCGCCAGATAACGTGCAGCATCAGTGCGCAAATCTTGTGTGTCGCCGGGTTTGCGAGCCTCCCTTAGAAGTCGCGAAATCATAGTGATGTTTCTGGAATTCAACGCGATGGAAGACATTTCGTCCTCCTTTGTTGCGGGTCAGGCATTTGAAACCTGAACGACAGCGCCCGTTTCAATTACTGTCATGATAATTATGATGCGCCTTCTATGAGACGAAAGCAAATAAGGCTGCAATGGAGCTGCTGTTAACTCGGTCCGGGCTGCGTTGCAGAGGACGGCTCTGCAGTCATATTAACTGCAGCTTTCAACTGCGGTTCGTTATCGTCAATGCTAGGAAAACCATCGATACGTTGATAACGCTGCACCAACTTTCAATTCGTGTTCCCCAGCTTCTCAGCAATGCGCTCCTGGGCGGCTCGGATCGCGCCCAGATGCTCGATCACCCGTCCCATGCACATCATGAAAATCCCGAACGCGATCGCGGAGAATCCGTAGGATAAAAACGTTATCGTGAATAACCCGCTGCGATCCGCCAGCCCATTAATGATAACGATCACGCCTGCCACGATAGAAATAAGACCAAATATAAGTGCAGCAACTGACATTATGCCCCTCCGTTCGATGGCCGACGCTAGAACGGTTGCAATTGTCGCGCAATAGTCATTCTTTCCGATCTCGAAGTCTCACACCGGGCCCATTTCCATTCTGCTCAATGAAGATCACACCTGCATCTTCAAGCGCCGCACGGATATCACGTAAAGTTCGTTCGTAGGGGGTCGATTTTTCGGCTTCGAAGTTCGCCAGGGTCGCTCTTCCGACTTTTGCAGCATCACAAAGATCCGACTGGGACCAAGCGATGAGGGCGCGTGCGGCGCGACATTGGGATGGCGTTAACATCATTTTTGCATAACTCGATATTTTTTGTATTGACTTTGTTAACTACGATCATTTATGCATATGGTTATAGGAAATGCATTGAGTTGTACAGCAATTCAATCAAGCATCCCTAACAGATTACTAATTCCTGATCGGTCGCGGCCAGAGATCCTTTGTTACCCACTAAGCTGACGCCCGACCGATCAGGAACACCACAAGAGGAGACACCAATGCCAACAGCAACCCAGACAGCATCAAAGCCGATCACGCTTTCGGCGATTGCCCGCGACATGCTTATGCAGGCAGACGGTGACATGAACCGTGCCGCAACTGCTTTCGCCAGCTTTGGCGAAGCTGACGCCAGCGCTCGCGGAGAGATGCTGTTCTATGCCGCCCGCAAGCTTCTGGCGGAGGTTCCGCAAGTCCAGCGTGCAGCCATCCTGAGTGAGCGCGCCGCAACCATTTCAGAGCCATTCTTGAAAGCTCCGGAGCGCATGCAGAATGCTGCGAAGGCGGCTCGCGAAAGGCTTGTGTTGGCGAAAGGCGCTTTGCAGTCATCGCTATATGAGCTTCTGTATTCGATCGGAGGCACCACTAAGCCGCTGCGCGAATGGACTGGCACTGAAATCATAGGCCACGCCGAGATTGAGCTTGCCAAGGGCGCGACGGCTGTTCGCAACGCCCGGTTCTTGCGGTCGGTTGGCTATGCCGCTGGTGCGGCAAAAGTCGGCGAGGCGGTTTCGCCGGACGATCTCGAGCGGATGAAAGCCGACGCTGACGCCAGTGAGGTTTGAACAGTTTTGGGGACGGCCACAATCTGCTTGTAACCCACGATGGACACGCCTCCCCAATCACCCGTTGCAGTCAGATGCAGCCAATGCAGACGCGCAAACCTTGGCGCCGTCGCCCATCTGTCTGCACCCCATCCGAGGAGAATGTAATGAACATTGCAGTTCACCCATCCGAATTATGTGCTGCGATTCACCTGGAGCCGTACAGCCCTGCGCCCGATATTACCGCGACGATTGCCGAGATCGTAACGCTGCATCGCTTGCGGCAGAATGCGATCAAGGCGCAGACGAAGCTTTCTTTGCAGGGGCAGGCTGTTATCCGCTTGCTCGTGCCGGCTGACGATATGCCGAAAGAAAAGGCCAAGGCGCGCTATGCCGCCATCTACAAGGCCGCAGCAGCCGATCCCTTGCATGATCTGCACGACTATGTTGCGCCGTATCCGCATGCTGGGAGACCACTCGACGAACAGCGTGCAATTTATGAAAGACAGCTTGTGAAGGCCGCGAAGCGCCTGCCGGTCTATCCATGGGTAAAATCGGTGCGAGGCTTCGGTGACATTTCCTTCGCCACTATTGTCGGCGAATGCGGCGACATCGGCGCTTATAAATCGGTGTCAGCTGTGTGGAAGCGCCTTGGTCTCGCCGTGATCGACGGCAACCGTCAGGGCAATCCCGGTAAAAGCGCGTCCGCTGACGACTGGATCGCACACGGTTACAACCGCCAGCGTCGTTCGGTTAGCTGGAACATGCGAGCGAACATCATTGGCGCACAAGGCATGTGGCGACCGATCTTCGGTGAGAACGTCCGCGCCAATCATGATCTGACGCTTTATCAGCAGGTCTTTGCGGAGCGTGCGCGGATGTATGCCGGTCGGCTCGACGTGCCAGTCGCGGAAAGCGCCAAGGGCAAAGAGTCCTACAGTGAGCACGTAGTCAGGCGAGCAGCCCGGTACGCCGAAAAGCTTCTAATCAAGCACCTTTATCTCGAATGGCGTCGCACCGCTAACCGGTAACCGCCATCCAGCAATACTGAAAAACGAGGAGAATGCCATGACGTGCGAGAGCGCGAACGGGAAACCTTTGTCCAGCCGTGAGAGAATCCTGAACAGCGAAGAGAATGTCTGTGATTTGCACCGGTTGGCGATAGCGACGGATGAGGTTTGGGAATCTTTCTCACGCGACTTTGGTGCCGCCAAGAAACACGGAATTGAGATCTGCGCCGAACAGCTGAGCGAATTGATGGACGTTCTCGGCGCCAACATTGCCAGCCTTCGCATTATGTCGCGCGACGTCCGGTCGGCTCTTTTTAGTTAAGGTGCAGCATGAGCAAAATTCACGCCCTTTACGCCTTGGCATGTGCATGCAGCGGCGAGACGAAAGATCAGCCTGATAAGGTGAATGACGAAATATGGATGGCCGTTTGGCATCTGAAGCAGGCCGTTCTCAAACTCCGCGCTCAGTCCCGGGCCGACCTCGAAATCAAAATCGCGCTTTGGACTGACCTCATCGGAGATCCGGCCTGCATTCTCGATGTTCATCAAGAGCATTGGCGCACGATGATGGCTGATTTTTCGCTGTTCATGCACGCCGCTGAACATCCCGAACGATACCCTGAACTGAAGGAAGCATCATGACCCCACAAGAACGCCTTGTACAAGCAATCAACGACGCCACGGCTCTTTCGCTGATTATCGGCGATCTTTTCGACAAGGACGACGTGAGGCAGGACTTTCTTGCCCGCCAGCTAGTTTCGGCCACCGAACGGATGAACCGTGCCCTTGCGGCTTGGCAGAAGGAACTCTCCGAGGACGGCGAGCCGGAACAGGTGGCGGCATGAGTATGGCGGAGAAACGAACACTGAAGGAAAACGTGAAGCCTCCGAAAAAGGAGCCCGCGTACCTGAAAGCGCTGGCAAGCCGCGTGAAGGGGAAGGGGAGGAAGCGATGATTGATCTGCCGTCCTACTTCCTTGGCGTGGCCGTCGGCAGTGCAGGCTGGACGATTGTCCGCGAATTATGGCGCCACCGTCGACGCTAACAAGTTTGCCCGCGTATCGGTCGCGTCTTCTAAACGCGGAACCGTAGAGGATCACGCCAGTTCGAATCTGGCCGCGGGCTCCAATCCTAGGAAGGCCGGAACACGTTCATCCCCAGCGCGCTCCGGCCAGTAGTTCATACCGCCGCCCTTTTGCCCGGCGATATGTCCACGAGTGGTCCTCACTAAACTAATGGTCCCACGGCGGATGAACACATTAACACGATATACGAGCAATGTATCGCTAATAAACGATCATGTCTTGTGGAGGTTGATGGTCCCGACCGCATCGCGCGCCGGGGGTACGCGTTGCCTGAGAACGCGATGCGGCGGTACCTGCCGTTTGCGGCAGGCCCGCTATACATGTGGGGATGCGGCAACCAATCGGCAATCAGATTTGTGGTTGCACATTACGATTAATGGTTCGCAATCGTGCGAACCTCCTAACACATCCTCTGGCGGCTCGTCGCAAGCTTCCAGAGGGTACCGGCGAAGCCCGGCACAGTTTGGACGTCGCGGCGATTGGGCGCGAACTGTGGTGCATTGCTTGCCGTCCCGAGCGGCAAGACGGGAAGCGCGTAAGCGCCCCCATTCCCGGCGGCCTTACCATCCGTTCGGCGGACCAAAACACGAGGAGTCGAAAAAGCCCCTTGGCCTTCGGGCCGAGGGGCAACAAGAAAAAGGACGGCGTTATGCCCGGCACCACCCGTAAGCCGCCGTCCTCCGTACTAGCCAAGGACACGAGGAGACTAAAAGCCACCAACCTTGGCGTTTCTTCCGGGTACCACCCCGGCAACCGGCATATGGCCTTCACCACGCCATGTGTCAATCGCCACCAAAACGAGGAATGACTATGAAGAACGAACAAAAAAAGCAGACCATCCAAGACCTGATTGCCAAGATCATCGCGCTTGACCCAGTTGATGGATATCGAACGTATAAGGAATGGATGGGTGGAAAGTTGACGTTTACGGCTGAGCCCGAGGCCGACGATGGGGCCGACGCCAATCTAAAGCCCTTCGAGACGGATGAATTCGGCGGTGTCCATATGAGGAATGCTGAGGTGAATTATGAGGCCATCAACAAGGGGGTTGGCGAACTCATGCAGTTCCTGGATCCGAGAATCGGCACGCTCCGGAATGAAATCTTGCGCATGTCAGCTAAGACCAACGGCGAGCATGCGACTCACGTATCGATGAATTTCTATGTTGGCGAACCGCGATTGATGGTCGAGCCAACCGAAGTGCCACTGTTTGACCCGCGCAAGCACATTGGTGAAACGTTCTCCAAAGCCTGCGAAAGTTGGACTGAAAGCATCGCCGAGGCGACAGGTCCGCGATCGGATTTGGCAAAAACTATCGAGCATCTAACGGTTTGTCTCGATTCAGAAGAGCTTTACGACGATCTGGTGAAAAGCCCGGAATTCAAGTCAGTAATTCTAGACGCGCTCTATCACAGTCCGCGTACCGTGCATATCAAGCTGTAA